ATATTACCGCTGTACAGCGACAGTTCGGTGACGAAGCTGGTGTACAGGTAGACCCCAACGACATTATTCGCTGGATCAATGACGCGCAGGACGTAATTGTTGCCAAGAACAAAGTGCTCAAAGCCAAATCAACGAGTTCTTCTGTCGTAGGGCAGGCTGCTTACACTTTTCCATCCGATAACATCTACCAAGTCGAGTCGATCCACTACAAGGGCTATCGTGTACCTAACATGAGTTTCCCTGAAGCAGAGGAGCACATCTTCTCAGCTGACCCGCTCAACGTGGTAAATGGCGATCCGCAGATTTGGTATGAGTGGGCAGGTACTTTTACTTTCTGGCCTACCCCCAGCACGGTAGAGAACATTGATTTGTACTACACGCAGCGTCCAGCGCGAGTCACGAGTACTGTCGATACTCTCGTAGTTCCCGACAAGTACTATCAGGACGTTGTTCGCTACGTTCTTCAGCAGGCTTACGAGCTTGATGAGGACATGGCTAATTCACAGGTAAAAGCTCAGCAGTTTGAGGACAGCCTGAACAACATGTCGGAGGAAGACCGCACAGCTCAAAACATGACGTACTCCGTCATTACAACTTACGACTGGTAGGAGTATCTAGTGCCCGGTGAAGCCATTCAAATTGGCCCCTTTACTGGTGGGCTCAACTCTTTCAGCGACCCTTCCGCCATCGCAGATAATGAGCTTGCTGTATGCGAAAATTTTGAGCTTGATCTTGACGGGTCTTTGAAGTCTCGTCCACCTTTCGTGTACAAGAGTGTGGATATTCCTTTGAATTCAGCTGGTGGATCGCCAGATATTTTGGGGTATTTTTACGCAGCTGGCGATGTCCCCTTCCTGATTGCTAGCGATGGTAATAGCTCTACGTACTACTACGACGGTTCGTGGCATCTCATCACTAACACTGTTGCCGCAGCTGCGATGGTGGAGTACAACAACCAAGCTTGGCTTATCGCTCCTGCTGGATCGACCAATCCCGGCGGTTATTGGACGGGGCCTTCCGGCAGCTTTACTGCTGTGTCGGCAATGCCTAAAGGTTCGACAGCTCTTGTTTACAAGGAGCGTATTTTCATCTCCGGTAATACGGCAGCTCCCGAGTACCTTTACTACTCCAATCCGCTAGGTTTTAGCCCTTTCTGGCCCACCACACCTAACGCCACAGCCATCGGTACTGGGGATGGGCAGTCGATCAAGAAGATTGTCAATTATTACAGCTCAATCTTGGTTTTCCGAAGCAACTCGATTTACTCGTACAGTTACCTGTCGGACACAGCAGGGTTTGTTGTTTCTCAAGTTGTCCCCAACATTGGTCTGACAAATAAGAAAACTCTTGTCGTGTACGAAAACTACATTTACTTCATGTATGACGACATGGCCTTCGAGTTCATCAATAATCGAGCCACTCAAATCAACGTCAAAACACCGCTGATTTCCGGTACTCGCACAGGTATTGACGAAACGCAGGCACGAGCCGTGTCATTGTTCAACCGTCGCATCATTTTTAGCTACTTCGACAAGCTGTATGTTTACAGCCTGCGTACCCGTACTTGGACTGTATGGACTACTGATACTTATACCTCGATTGGGCAGATTCTGTCCGTTGTGTCGAACGACCAATATGAATCAGCTATCTGTTTTAGCTCGAAACTGATAGCTAATGGCTCCGGACGGGTGGCTAAGACGCTTCAAATCACGGATACTTTCACAGCTGGTGAGTCAGAGACGTTCAACTGTGTCGTTCAGACCAAGAATTTCAATTATCAGTCAGGAGCAACCTACAAGCGTTTGTTCTGGTGGGGAACTGACGCATCTTTCAAGGGGACTGTCGTAGGTACTGCCACGCCGATCACGTTCAACCAAGCAATTCCGTGGTCGTCGCTAGCTAGCAGCACGTGGACTTCTCTGGCTTCATATTCGTGGGATCAGCCCAGCACTCCAAGCATTGCGGTAACTACTACGCAAAGCACTGCGGGAGCTTCTACAATTCGTAAGTTTGTGAAGTTCCTGAAAGGCCTTCGTTTCCGACAGATCAATTTCCGTGTCACATTCGTTTCGGATGGGACCCCGGATACTTCCCCCGTCCGCCTATTCTCGCTTATGACATACGTGCGTTCTCACGCGCATGTGTCGAAATCTGTGAGCTAAGGAGTAATATATTCTTATGGCAATGAAACCATCTCCTCTTCCTAAGCCCGGTCTTCCCAATAAGCTGGGAAATATCTCTACCATGCCGGTACGTCAGCCGATCGCTACTCCGCTTCCGGCTAGTCTCAAGGATAAGCAGGCAAAGCTTTCAGACACTGTGCAGCGATACGCCGCAGGTAATAAGCATTACGGCAGTGGTCGCCCTATGCCTAACATTGGCAAAACTGCTAATAAGGCTGGTTATGTACAGCGTGATGCTCAGGCAGCTGCCCGTAAGCAGGCACTTCTTCGCCGCGCAGCGGGAGGTATGAAGTAATGGGCCTCAAGATTGTCATTGAGCAGGAAGACTCAGAGTCTGAAGACTACTGCACTTGCCCTAAGTGCGGAGCAGAATGTGAGTCGGAAGACAAGTACTGCTGCGAATGTGGCGCAAAACTTCCTGTGGTTCAGCAGGGTAAAGCAAGTGCTCGTTTGAGTGCTATGAAGGGCATGATTGCCGATCAAGGAGCAGAAGACTAATGGACTACACGAAAGATCACCTTCTTAGAAATGTAAAAGAAGCCGCTGCTCAGTATGGACGTAGTGCAGCCCAACTTTCCGCTTTCAACGGTAAGACATCTGGAGAAGGTGCTAAGCGTCTCAAAGCTAGGATGGATGAAGCTTTGAACATCAACGATTACGCAACAAGTAACAAAGAACGCAACGCCCCGTCCAAGTCAGAGGCTATCAAAGCTTGGAACAGTACCCACAATAAGGCTGCTTCACAAGCAATGCTTACCCAGACCAATGCATCTGATCGTTTCGGTAAAGCACGTAAAACCGCTATCGCTAAGAAGCTGAAGAAGTAATGCCTTTTAAATCTGATGCTCAGCGTCGCTGGATGTTCGCTAAGGACCCAGCGATGGCTAAGCGTTGGGCGGCAGAAACACCCAAAGGTGCCAACCTACCTGATAAAGTAGGAGCACGTAAGAAAGCATTGGCTAAACGCCTCGGAGGTAAGTAATGGCTTTGACAGCTGACCAGAAAGCAGCGCAAGACGCGCTGAACTCTGTCGCGTACAAAAAGCTTCTTGCTGACCAGAAGGCCGCTGAAAACCTCAAAAAGCAAGAACAGGCAACTGCCCGTACCCGCTATGACCAGACTTTCATGGAGAACCTCCGCAATCTTGGATGGGTTCCTAGTTCGCAGGATCCGGGGCAGGCTGACACAGCTGGTACTTGGGACTATGGTCAGCAACGTGCACAAGGTCTTACCACTAAGGCTGGTAGCGATTTCTGGAACCAGCTCAATGACTTCTCGGCTCGTGGAGCATCACGCTCGACAGAGTTTGATCAGGCACGTAACCGCCTTGGTGTCGGGTACAACCAGCAGAAGAGCAACATTACTCTTGGGCGTACGCAGGATATTGAAAACCAGACTAATGATTTCCTTACTTTCCAGCGTCAGCAGGAGGCTGCCCGATCAGCTGCTTTGGAGCAGGCTAAGCAGGCTGCTTTGACGAACATCATTAATAACAACCGTCGTACGGCAGGAGCCTAATCATGGCAGTAAAGACTTCAGGTAGCGAGGGTAAGTCCTATTTTGATACTTTGGTTAGTCGAGCTGGTGGAGCTGCTCGTGCCCCTAAGTATTCTGGGTCAAACAACCCTCAATGGGCTACGCCTAAAAGCGGCATGCCTACCGCTAAGAGTGCTGCGACAACCCCACTAGCCCCCTTTAGCGCAGCTATTAAGAATTCATACAACCCAGCTAACATTTTCAGTGGGTCTGCGTGGACAAAGCCAGCTGCGGCCCCTAAAACTGAGGATACTAGCGGAGATGGTGGAGGTTATGTAGACCCGACAGCTGCGTACCGTGCCCAGTCAGCTAAGGACCGTGCACGTCTCGAAGCTCTCTACAACGCTTACGCTGCTCAGATCGCTGGTAACGAAGCAGGCATCAACACCAACTATGGAGCCTCAGCTGCTACGCTTGGCAACATTTATGGTGGGGCTACAGCAGCTACTAACGCAGGTTATGATGCTATGCGAGCTGCTCAGACTGAGCAGTTGAAAGCTCTTGGCCTTACCGGTATTGCTCCGTCTGAAAGCTTCGGGGCTCAGCTTGCTTCAGCAGGTCGTTACACTAACCTCGGTACCGCATCGCAGGCTTTGAATGAGGCTCAGCGTAATGCGGCTATCGCAGGCAACCAGTCCATTGTCGGAGCTGTTCGTGGCGAGCAGCGTGGAGCATTGGCTGACTTTGACCGTATGACGCAGGAAAACATTGCGGCTCAGCAGCAGGCTGCGGCAGCTGCGGCGGCTGCTAATGCAGCTGCTCAGGCTCGTGCTCAGGCTCAGAGTGCTAAGGATGCTCAGTACTGGGATTACAAGTGGGCTGACTTGGATCAGCGAGCTAAGATCGCTGCTGACAACGCAGCTCGCGCTGACCGTGAACTGGCACTGAAGTACCCGCAGTAAACTTTGTTTGCATAACTACAGGCTAGGCATTGTTCGGTGCCTAGCCTGTACTATGTTTATATGGCTAATCGCAAATCTTTCACCGACTACTTGGCTGAGGCACAGGCCCGTCAGCCCATGGTACAAGCTAAGGCTAAGCCTTCTCAGCAAGATCCCCTGAGCTGGTTTATTGACATTCTGTCACGCCCTATGCGAGCTGTCGAAAACGTACCTAACCAGATCTTCAATGAAATGATCAAGGCAGACCAAGCTAAAAAAACTGGTGCAAACTTTGACGTTTTAGGGGCTATCGGCAACGTAGCTACGTCCCCTCTACGAGGCTTCCTCTCAACTAACCGCGCTGATCAGCCGACAGGTGCAGAGCTTATTGAAAAAGGTACTGATGCTTTTGGTACTACGTTCGACCCTAACTATGTAGATACTGAAGAGAATGTGAACCCTTGGGTTGCTGGTATTGGTGGTTTTGGTCTTGACGTAGGATTGGACCCGCTTACCTATATTCCGGGTGCTCAGATCGCTAAAGCAGGTCAGGTTGGCCTGAAAGCTGTTAAGGGGATCGCTACCGGAGCCGATGCTTTGCTAGCTGGAAGTAACCTCGGCAAAGCTATTGGATCTACGGCCCGCGCCACTAACCGAGCTAATGCAGTTATCCGCGCTGAGGAATTAGCTAAACTTCGGGAAGAGACGGCGGCAGCTGTCGAAAAAGCTAGGCAGGAAGCCTCGCGTTTTACTCCGACAGCTACAGCTGAAGCAGCTAAAGCTATTTTGGAATCGGGCCGTCCTGCGGCATCCCAAATTTTGAAGGATGTAAAACCCACTGCCCTAATGGCTCCTATTCTTAAGGGGGCTGATGAGGCGAAAGCTAAGTTCACTGAAACTCTTGCCAAGATCGACGGTATCCCAGCTACCGAGGCTGAACTTAAGATCGGTAAGCAGTGGCGTGATCGTCAGGCTCGGCAGGCTAAGAAGGAAGAGGGTATTGCAAACGCTGAGGCTGATGCTAACCGTTTGCTGGATACCGCCGTACCTACTACAGCTAAAGAAGTTGCCCCTAAAGCTAGCGCGGCGATTGCTAAGGCTACTGAAGCTATCCCCACTTCTGTCGCAGATCAGATGGCTTCTCAGGCGGATGCTTTTGGTAACGTAACTAAGAAGCTTGAAGAGATCAATGCAGCAACTAAGGCAGTTCCGGCAACTCCTGTCGCTACTGACTTCCGTGAATGGCTGAAGGCTGAGCAGAAGGCTATGAAGGCTGATCCGGTTCGCCGTATTGAGATTCCAGCTATCGGTGGCATGCCTGCTATGTCTCTTAAGTCTGAAGACATCACTAAGTTCCTTGCCATGAAGCAGGGACCTGAACGTGTACGTATGCGTGACATGTTGATGCAGCCTTGGAAGGCAGCTATGAAGGCAGCGGGTACCCCAGCAGAGGCTACTACCTATACTGCCTACATTGCCAAGATGCTCAAGACTAAGAAGGGCAAGGCCGAGTTCGAGAAACTCTTCGGTGTCAAGGCTACTACCCAGTTGTTGAAGATGAATGAGAATGGCTTGCAAAGTGCTGTAGCTCACCTTGGTGATGTTCTCAAGGGACAGAAGACTGCCGAGCTTGAAGCCGCCATGAACCGTAAGTCTGGCGGTTTCCTCGGCGGAAACGCTGGACGCTTCACTGACGCGGTATTCCAGCACTACGGCATTGATATTCCGGGCACCAACGTACGTCGCCTACAAGCTACTTCTGAGGTTGCCACGCCCAAGGGCGAGGAGATCAAGGCAGCGATTCAAGCAGGCGAAGATATGCGTACTGCTGGCTACCTTGTCGGTGTCACTGAAGCCCAGCTCAACAGCGTTCTAGAATGGTTGCCTAAGTTCCTCAAGGATGAGTTCCTTAACATGAAGGGCTACCGCGAGCTTCCTAATGGAGTATGGCTTAAGAAGGTAGGCAACGGTAAAGAGATCGGTAAGCGTCCGTGGGAGCTTAACTCCATGGATCAATATACCATGTGGGACCACGCTATGCGTCGTCAGCGGGAGGCTATTAAGGCGATCAATGACGCTCTTCGAGAAAGTGGGTCCAAGGCAGACCTAAACAAGGTTATTGCTGGCTACGCCCGTGCTGTCGAGATCGCAGACAACGGTCTTAACGAGTTGCGTCTTGCTACCAATGTTCTGGACGGCAAGGGTACTGCGTTCTGGATGGGCATTGGCGAAGACAAATTCCGTATGGATGTTGTACAGATGTACACCGTTCTCGACAAGGCAGCAACGACAACGATCATTGATGGCAAGGCGGGTATTGCTCGTGAAGCTATCAAGATCGCTTTGATGAATGAAGAGACGGGCATCCCGATCACGAACATTATGAAGGCTGTCACTGAGCTTCACTTGCGCCCCGAGACGACGGATGAGCAACTCCTTGCTTTCTTGAAAGCAGATGTTCCCGGAGCTAAGAACATTCTCAATGAGAAAACCGGTACTTACCGCCACTACATTGCTAAGCCAACCAAGGGTACCGAGCCTTACTCGATGTTCTTTGAACCTAACCCACGTCATCCGGGCATGTTCTACGGCAAGATCGACCCGGTACGTTTTGGGGATGAAATGATCGCGGTTATCCGTGAAGCAGCACCCGAGATCTCGCGTGTCGCAGCAGATAATCAAGCTATGGTGGCGGCCCGTCACCTTGCTGAAGGTAAAGACCTGTCGATGGCTGACTTTGAACGCCTCACTGCTTTCGCTAAAGACTCATCGGCTATGGGCGATAGCATCCGCGCAGCGGCTAACATCCCGGCTACTACCTCAGAAACTGGAGCTTTGGGCCGTACAATGCCAACAGCTCAGCAGGCAGCAACTATTACCGTAGATAATGCGGCACGTGCTGATCTTGTTGCGGGAGCTAAGGATGCTGTAAAGATTGAGGACACGGCTCGTGCGTCGCAAAACTTCGATGTTACTTCACAGGTAAATGACCAGATCCTACGAGAAAAACTGAAGAAGATCACCTACGATCGTTTCCAGTACGACATCAAATACGCAGATCAACTTATCAACGGCACAAAAGCTGTTGAAGATGGTTTCGATGCGTTTGGAAATGTTGTAGATCCGCTTGCTCGCGCTACCGCAGTTCACGATCTTGCCGCCGAACATAACATGGCTCGCGTACTCAACCCGATGCGTGAATTCTTTGACATTCGACACGGAGCTGAGCGTGTCGTGGATCGCTACCAGCAGTCCACCATCCAGCTCATGCGCGGACTTCAGGAGTACAACATCGGGCTTACTAATGTCGCCCGTGAATTCCGTGGCTTCATTCCCGGTACCGAGACACGCCTCATTACTCAAGCGTTCCGCGACTTGGCTAATGGTGTCGATAACCCGGCTACTGCCGCAGCTCGTGAAGCATTGAAGCCTCTCGTGCACCAAGTCTTCGGATCAAGCGCAGATAACGCAGCACTTGAAAGTATTTTCATCCGTAGTGGTGGCACCATTCAGGACATGGAAGCTTACATGCGTAAGGATAAGATCGATTTCCCGTTCGATCTGAAGGCTGCTCGTGACTGGACCCGTGCCGGTATGGCACGTTCTGAGGTGGAGGCAGCCATCCAGCAATGGAAGGTTGTCTTTGCTAACGCTGAAGATCCTATTCAGTTGCTCAGCCAGATGTACCACGCGGGAGCTCAGCTGGCTTCCGACAAGGTATCAGCTGATCTGTTCCGTTCCATGAGTGGTATCTGGTCAGAGACTCCCAAGGCGGGCTTTGTACAGATCCCCGAAGCAGCTAACGTCATGGACAACCCTTTCATTGGGCATTTGCCGAAGGGTTCGTTTATTGAAAAAACTTACTTGGATGAGATCCGCCAGATCGAGAAGGTTGCTACCTCACCTAAAACGATCCAGTTCTTGCGTAACAGTTACATGCCCTTGCTGGCTAACTGGAAGTTTGGTGTTACCGTTCTCCGTCCGGGCCACCACGTACGTAACTTCCTCAGCTCCGAGATGATCCAGTATGTTGCCGAGGGCTTGAAGCACTATCAGAAGGCTGGAAATGCCGCTTTCAAGGTATTGATGACCCACCGTGCTTATGAGGGTGTCGATTGGTTGGAAACGGCTAAGCACATCGGCATGGCTGAGATGCCTAAGACTGGTGACGTACTATTCGGATCCAAGTGGGGAGACATCACCACTGATGCTGTCTACGAGGCTGCCCAGAAGAAGGGCCTCATGGTCGAGTACAAGCAGTCTCAGGACGTGCTTGACGAGATGGGCGGTGGCGGACTAGCTAAGCGTTGGAGCGATAGGCTCCTATTCCGTGGCACCAAGGTAGAGAAGATCGCTGGTGGTGTGGCTGAATACCAGACGCACTACAACCGTTTGCACCACTTCAACCAGATCCTTATGAAGGAAGCCAACGGTAAGCGTTTCAAGAACTGGAACGATCTTGTCGAGTACGCAGCTCAACGTGTACGTAAACACCACCCCGACAGCACCATGCTTGCACCGGGAGAAGCCAAACTTCGTGCGGTTATCCCGTTCTACACATGGTTCCGTCTGATCATGCCTCGTGTTGTTGAAGGCATCGCTACCCAGCCGGGCCGTTTCATGGTCTTCCCCAAGGCATCGTTCGGACTTGCGACAGCTATGGGCGTAGATCCCTACTCGTTGGCAGATCCATTCCCACAGGACCAGCTGTTCCCCAGCTTCCTCACAGATCAGATGACAGGCCCTGTCGCTGAGATCAACGGAAACTATATCGGAATGGCTCCCGGTGTCCCCTACATCGACTTGCTCAACCAGTTTGTTGGTCAAGGCCCTGTACGCGGTACGGCAAGCATGATCTCGCCGTTCCTCCGTATTCCTGCGGAGCTTCTCGGTGGTACGCAATGGGGTACTGGAGCGAAGATCAAGGACTTCTCAGACTACGTAGACTCCAACCTCCCCGGAATCAACTACATCTCCAACATCACAGGTACGTCAGTCACTGGAAGTATTGTGTCAGGAGCTAGCGGTCAGGGACTCGATGCTCAGTACGCTGTAGCGGCTAAGAATAAGACACCATTCGACCAGTTTATGACGGCAAGTAACTGGCTGACTGGTCTTGGTTTGCAGAACTTCTCGAAGCCTAACTACATCAACTACGCCGAACTAGAAAAACGTAACGCTGCCGCAAAAGATCAGCGTAACCCTTACTAGACTGTAGATATTATGACTGTCGAATCTGTTCTTCTTGGGATCCTACAGTGGCTTATTAGTCCGCTGATATTGCTACTTGTCGGTTGGTTTCTCAACCGCAAAATTCAGGAGACTAAGAAAGAGATAACGAACTCGCATCCTCAACATTTGCGTGACGATCTCGACGCTAAGTTCAAGCTAGTGTTTGCCAAGCTCGACACGATCTCGTCTGAGCAGAAGGAATTCGACAGCAAGATCAGCAAGCATGCTGATGATGTAGCTATCATCTTTGACGAGCTCGCTCAGCACGAGGCCCGCCTCACCGGGCAAGCTGGCAAATTACGTCGCGTAGCTAACGGCAAATAGAAGAAGGCCCCTGCGGAACCGACTACGCAGGGGCCACGCCAGTTAGGACGACCGACGTAAACAGTATATAGGGTTTTATAGATCTTTCAATGCTGGAGGCTCTATAATGTTTTCCTTCACGAACCAGTAGATTCCAATGTTGGATGCGTCTACTTGGTGGCTGAGCTTGTGATTGCTCGGCGGCTTCTCGCCAGAGTACATAGCTCCGAGCGTCTTGGCCTGCACATCGACAAGGGTAAACTCCGCGCCGCGAATGTAGGCGTAGTACTTGAGGGCACCGATCACCTGCACTGCTTGGAAGCGACTGCCTGTCTGCTGTGCTTGCTTGCCTGCGCGTAGTCGGTAGTCTTCCACAATAATTTGGGAGATGTCTCGATGTACGCTAATGAACTCCATGACCTTTTCAAAGTCATATTGACCACGCTCGGCTAGCTCGCCCGTCTCACTGAAGAGAGCCATGCCTGTGGTGTCGCCGGGGTCTACTACGAGGATCATCAGTTGAACTTATCCGTCGTATAGAAGCCTTCGCCCTTGAATGATGCTGGCGTAGCCTGTGGTACTCGGTGCATTTGCTTCTTGCACTTAGGACATGGCACTTTTGGATCCTCTGAGATGCTGTGGCTTGTCGAGTGGTAGACGCTACAGTCATCGCACTTGTAAACGTAGTGTGGCATTACTTACCTCCGTCAATCCATACACGGATGCCGTGGATGCAAGGATCGCCGCCCTCTTCCCACTCATCCTGTTCAGCGTCCGTCTGAGGCAAGCCTTCGTGCGTGTCGCATACGACATCGCTGACCCAGCCAGCTTCGATTCCTTGTTTCAGCCATTCGTAGAATTCATCACTCATCTTTACCTCCTAGTATTTTCGCATCGACAGCAAAGCGCACGTCGAAGTCTTTCGGTTCCACATCCTCCATGAGGGTTTGGATCTTCTCCATGTAGTAGTCCACCTTGTCGGTTTGGATTTCCCACATGAGAGAGTCGTGTACCTGCAATAACAGGCGACATTCTGGGTTGTCGATCGTGTCGAACGCCCTAACCATAATACGCTCTACAATGTCGGCAGCCCCGCCTTGAATGATCGAGTTGAGGGCCTTGTAGGACTCGCTGGGATATTGGAAGTGACGGTACCTTCCTGACCAGATCTTGACGCGACCGAGCTGTGCTGCTCGTTCGGATGCAATATCTGACAGGGCTTTGAATCGTGGGTACGTGTTGAAGTAGTTCTCGCGTAGACGCTTGGCTTCTGGTTGTTCGACACCGAACGCTGCCATGATGCGCTTCTCCCCTGCGCCGTATTGCATCGAGTACACGAGAGTTTTCGTATCTTGGCGTGTCATGTTCAGTTGTCCGCTCATCTCATCGAAGATGTCACGGCCTTCCCGGAATACCTTCTTGAGGGACTCTTCGTTGGCGTATGCCGTGCCGAGGCGCAGCTCTAGCTGTGAATAGTCGAACTCGACAAGGGTGTAGCCGGGCTTGGCAATGAAGCACTCTTTGACCTTGCCATTCCACGGCTTGTCAGATGCCTTGGGGATCTGCTGAAGATTAGGCTCAGCGCAGCTCAGGCGGCCCGATACAGTGCCGTGTGTCTTATAGGAGCAGCGTAGGCGACCATCGGCATCAACAAGGTCCAGATAGGGCTTATATGACGCGCTGATGGCTTTCTGCCAGCCCCGGAACTCTTTGATGAGCTTGGCTACTGGTGAGTCCATACGCTCCAACAGCTCCTCGTACTCCTCCATGGCGAACTTGTCGAAGCTTGGCTTGCCTGTCTTCTTCGATACCTTGAGCACAGGTAGACCAAGTTTTTCTATAAGCAAATGGTACATATCCTTATTAGAAGCGGGATTACATAAAAGTTCTGCCTTGATCTCTTCAATGCGAGCCTCGCCAATTCGTACCATAGTTAGAGCTAAATCTTGATCGATGCGAATACCCCGGCGGCGCATGTGCATGAGCACACGAATAAGCTTCTGCTTCTGATCCCATACTTCTTCAGGGATTACTGTCCACTCGGGATGTTGCATCAGTTGATCCCAGATACGCCACGTAGTCACGGCATCCGCGACAGCATACTCGAACATGTCTTCCGGTGTCGTGTTGAGCCAGCCAGATTTCTTCTCCTTGGTAATCTGAGGAGTGTCAATTTTGCCCTGCTCCTGAAGGTACCGTAGAGATAGCTGTGCCAGCGATTTCTGGATCGGATTATTCTCATCCACCATATTGGCAACAGTCAGGATGTCCCAGAATGGGTTGTCCGCCGTGTAGATGTCGATAGTTTCCAGCGCGAGCACGTCAAACTGTACGTTGGCGAAGATCAGCGGGCGACCTTCTTGCTCCAGCACGTGCTTAAGCTGAGCCAGTGTATTTGGTGTCACGTTGGTACCAACACTGTGGTCGATCCCGTAATAGTGAGCCACTGGGCCATCATCTAGCAAGGCGGCGATGGAGACACCAATACAACGATCTTCTCCACCGACACAGTTGAATCCGGTTGTTTCAGTGTCCACTGCAATCGCTGTACCGGGGGAGTCGTATAGACGACGTAAAATCTCACGCCCTGCGGGTTCTTCATAGCTATCCAATATCAAAGAAGTCACTGTCGTCCTTAATGAATTGCTGGTGGAGCTTCTGGAAGTCCATACTGAATGTTAGGTTCTCGTCTCGATGTATCTCGAAAGGTTCCGGTGTCGGACCTAGACGGTTCTTCACCATCGTAACAGCCACCACATTCTCAGAGGTAGCATGCAGGTTCATAACAAAGTCAGCGTCAGTAGCAATATACGTCGAGCCGTACACATCCGACAGCTCCACTGACTTCTTCTGTGCGTCGTTCGGCTTCTTACGGTTGTGGTGGATAACCAGCAGCGAGGTGTTGTATTTGGCTCGCACACCTGACAGGTAATGGATCAAGCTCTTCACTGCCTGCTCATCCGTCAGCTCCTTCGAGCTAATCTTCTGCAACGAGTCAATGATCACAACATCAGGCATGTACTCGTCCATCAGGTTGCTGAGGAACTGCTGGCCTTCGGGCTGATCGAGAGGGATCGGAGTACCGAATGGAGCGACTAGGAAGTTACGGTTCAGCATCTTCTTGTCGTTGTAGCTGTTGCTAATCAGTGAGAGGAAGTGGTTCAGCGGAGGCTTACCCATCTCCAAAC